TCACCACTTTCGCTTGAGGACGTCCTGCAGCATGGAGCGGTCCAGCGTCAGGTCGGCGACCGGCCGCTTGAGCTTGCCGTTCTCATCCTCCGGCTGCTTCAGCCGCCGAATCTCCGGCACCCCCATGCCGACGAACTGCTTCTTCCAGCGATAAAAGGTCGGCTCGGACACGCCCATCTTCCGGCAGACCTCGTCCACCGTCGCACCGTTCTCCGCCTGCCGCAGGGCAAAGGCGATCTATTCGTTCGTGAAGCGTTTGCGAGGCATGGCATCCTCCCTCCTTCAGGGTTCAGGATGCCCGAAAAACTTGCGCTCAGCGTGGACCAGTTTGCTGGGTCAGGGTCATTCGGCCGGCTGATGCGGGAGAACGTGACGACGGGCGAGATCCCGTTCCGGAAGGCATGGCTCCAGGCGATCGTCGATCAGGTCGAGGTAAGTGCGGACGTAATCCGCATCGTCGGCGACAAGGCCAGCCTGCAGGCAGCCATCACGGGCAGCAGCGCATCAACCGTGGCAGGGTGTTCGCAGTTCTGTACGGAAGTGGCGCTCCCAAGGGGACCGCGCCGAGCCTGATTTATCAATGTCTTAGGTGCGGTGGGACCCGGGAAACCTGACACGGAATCATTGAGCTTTTTGCCACCGAGGTCCCACCGATTCGACGCCCCTCCCCTCTCGCGGTAGAGGGTCGCCATGGCCTCGAACCCGACCGTCTCCGACCTCTTCAAATCGAAGGACGTCACCGACGATGAGGTGAACGCTGCGGTCGACGCGGTGCTCGCCGATCTCGCGACCGAATCGTACCCCCTCGCGAAGGGCTGGACGCTGGATCTGGTCGAGACGATTCGAACCAACGAGCGCGCGGCCGAGGCGCTGAAGACCGACAAACCGGCCTGGAAGCGCAACATGGTCCGGACCGCGATCCTGCTGGCCCATCCGGTGAAGGGATGATCCTCGAAGACGCCGACCCGATCGTTGAGGCGGTCGCCGTCATCATGGCTCGCGGCCACACGGTCGAGCCCGACGACGACTTCGAGAATTGGCGCGTCGATGGCGGCGCATGGCTCACCGCCGGCGACCTGCTGGCGCTGGCGATCTGCCTGGGTCTCAACGCCGGGAACGGCCGGCTGCATTAGCGGTGCGCGTCGAGCGAGCCGGCGCCCGGCCGCGCAAGGACACCCGCGGCCGCGTGCTGGCGGCCCTCACCGTGGAGCCGGCGACCGCCACGCAGATCGCAGAGCGCGCCAGGATCCCGGGTCGGGAGCGAGGGCGGGCGGCGGCCCTGGTGCTGGCGCGCCTCGAGGTGACCGGCCTGGCGATCAGGGAGGAGGCGGATCGGCGGGTGCCGCGCTGGCGGGCGCCGGCGGCCGCTCCCGCTTCTCCACGATCCGACACCGATCCCGGAGCGTGACCTCGTGCTTCGGCCATAGCTCGCACGCCACCTGGAATGCGGCGCGCGCCATGTCGATCGGGTAGATCACCGCGAGCTGCGCCTCGATGCCACCGCCTGTCTCGGTCCAGACCTCGACCGTGTAGGGCACGCCGGGCGGGACCGGGATGGTTGGTCGATGGGGTGGTGGCAGCGTGATCGCGGCCAAGCACAGCTGCTCGTATTTCCGGGCCGGCGGCGACCCGGGCGGGCGCTGGTAGCGGCACGAGGCCGTCAGGGTGCGCAGCACGTCGAGGGTCGACATGTCCGGGCCGAACCGCTCGCGAAGGCTGGCGACGGTGTACCGGCCGGACCGTTTGCAGGACGAGCAATCCACATAGACCCGACCGGGCTGAATATCGCGCAGGAGCCCTGCCACCGTCGCCTCCGTTTTGGAACGAAGGTGGAACAGGCCAGATCGCGCGGGGCCGATCAACGGGCGTCGGCCGCGCCTCCGATCTTGTCGGTGGAGCGGTGTGGATCGTGCGGGAGAACGCCAGCCGGATCAGGCGCTTCGGGCGACCTTCGCCGCGAACTCCCAGATCGGCGGGCCCCATTCCTGGCCCTGCCGATTCCGGTAGCTCGACGTCCGCTCGAAAACGATGCGACTCGCCTCGACGCCGAGCGCCTTGTCGCTGCCGGAGATCACCGCCCCGCAATAGTCGACCCGGAGGGTGCCGTGCCGGGGGTGAACGCCGAACAGCTGCGGCGCGGTCCAGCCAAGGGCGAGAGCGTCGGCGCCGAAGCGGTCGCAGAAATCGATCGCGGCTTCTCGAACGGCAGCCCAGCGCGCCGGCGGCATGTAGCGGCAGGGCGAGGCGTGGGGCGACAGGCGTTCGATCTGGTCGCGCCAGGTGGCGACGGCGGGCGGGAGGTCGACGGGTGCGGGGCTGGCTGACATGCCGGCGGCGGTAACGCGGAGCCCTTAACGAAATGGGCCGGGCGCTTGTGGAAGGGGCCCGGCCCGGTCATCCTCGGAGACGCGAAGCTACAGATGGACGATATGAATATGAACCGCGATACTTCCTGGGGGACGCCTACTGCGGGCCTTCCTCTGCTTTCCAATCTCGCCACCGCCGATAGGCACGCCTCATCGCAAATCCCCGCTCGGTGAGTGCCGCTATGGCAAAGAGCGTAAACACTACTGCTGCGATGAGATTGAAAAGCTCCATGCCTACGCTTGCTCAACCAACAGCCGAACTATGGAACACGATTTTCAACGTTGTGCTGGTGCTGGGTGCGATTGCAGTGCTTGCCGGCACCTGGGGCGCGTTCTGGACCGGCAACATGAAGGAGTTCTACTCCAACGAGCGCATTTCAGCCAATGAGGCTCAAACAGCTGCGGCAAACGCCTCCGCCGAGCAGGCGCGAGAAGGAGCAGCGCGAGCTGATGAACGCGCCGGAAAAGCCAATGAAGCTGCCGCCGAGCTGCAAGTTCGCGCGGGGCAGCTGGAAAGAGACGCAGCACATGCGCGGGTGGAGCAAGAGAGGCTGAAAGCCCAAAACCTGCAATTGCAAATGCAAATTCTCGCACAGGGACCGCGAAACATAACGATTGATCAATCCAACAAAATAGCAGCTTCAGTCAGCGCAGAGCCCAATAAACCGAAGATTATCTTTGATTATTTTAATGAGCCTGAGACCCACCGCTTCATGAATATTCTTGGCGCTTCTTTTATGGAGGGCGGCCTTGAGTGCAGCGCCGGTCAGGCATTTATCAACACTATTGAACAGGGCATTCAGGTTTGGGACCGAACCGGAGCTGTGCAGCGTGCATTCAGGGCAGCCGGAATAATTTTCAAAGATATGACATCCGAAAACTCGGACAAGCCAACTACAATACAAGTAGGTTCAAAACCCTATTAATTCGGTTTGATCTCAACGATTGGACCTATATGCGACGCGGCTCGTCAGGCAGGTTCGGCCCTGGCATTTACTGTACAATGCTTGAACTACGATGCCGTCTGTCTCCCAGAGGGTTGGAGGCACAAAAAGCCCCGCGCGGCGGCTGCCGGCGGGGCTGAAGGTGGTTCGGGAGGAACGGCCGGGGGTCGCAATCCGCGGGCCAGCTACGGCGGATCCTTCGGCGCGGTCCGGTTGCCGACGATCAGGCCGACCAGCAGCGCGATCAGGGCCCAGACGTGGCTCAGGTCTTGGCCAGGCGGAGCGCAGTTCACGGGCTCGCCTGCATCTCGTCGCCGACGATCTCGAACCGCAGTAGCGTCTCCGGTCGGGTGATCGGCCAGTAGTATTTCTGCAGCGGATTGCACGAGTAGGACGGAAGCGCCCGATACTCGCCGACGCCGCCCTTGAAGTTGGCCGGCACGTCCTCCTCGAAGGTGATCGTCTTCGTGCCGAGCCCGAGCGGCGGCTGATCGTAGTCGACGTCGCGTAGGAACTCGCGATGGGTGTGGGCGTCGTAGAGCGCTCGATCGACGTGGGCCGCGCAGTTGCGCATGTACCGGACCCGCTGGCGGATCACGAGCTTGTCCCCCGGGCGGACCCGCGGCGTCAGGACCTCGGAGGACAGCACCTCCGTGGGCAATGCGCGATCGGCCGCGAACCAGGCCAGCACGCCGGCCGTCGTCAAGATGGCGGAGCAGATCACGCCCAGGCAACCGAAGCCGAGGATGCGCAGGCTCATTTGCCGATCCCCCGGAAGAGCGAGAAGGCGTCGATTCCGGCCTTCGCCAGCGCGATCGAGCCGGTGACACAGGTCACGGCCACACCGCAGACCCACATCAGCACTTTCGCCGCGGTGCGCGAGGACGAGATGAACTCCACAGCGCCGTCGAGTCGCTCGAGCTCACGGCTGTTCTTCTCGCCGACCCACTTTACGGTCTCAGGCCGGAGGTCGAGCAGCACCTGCAGCTTCGCGATGTCCTCGGAGCTCAGCGTCGAGATGAACACCTCCACGTGGGGCTGGTGCCGGGGCGGCGGCGACTCGCCCCGCCCGCGCCCGTGAGCGAAGCCGCCCTGAGGCACGAACGGCCCTAGCTCGCATTCGTCCAAGGGGTCCGGAAACATGGTCCGGACCCCACGCTGTGGCTGCTCCCGGTACTGCGTCTGGATCTCCCGCCACTCGTCGGCGGTGTACCGTCGCTCTTTGGGAGCCATGTCTCACCCATCATCGGCGCGCCACCGCAGCGGCGCCGGTCCGGATCGCCTGGACGACAGGAGCGACCACAAAGAAGGAGAGCAGGATCTTGCCCTGCCAGTCGTCATAAGGAGCAGGAGGCTTCGGCACGCCCCAGGCGCCGACGACGTGCGCGCCGAACGGCGTCCAGAACGGCAGGCTATCGAAATAGATGCCGGCCGCGTGCAGCGCTGGCGGGACTGCGATCAGGTAGACGATCCAGGGGTAGGCTGCCTGCGAGGCCACCTTCAGCTTGTTGGCCTCCACCACGCCCTGGAGCGCGGCGAGATCACGCTGCCGGTCCGCATCGATGCCGGCGACGGTGATGTCCCGCGTGCTGGTATCCCTCTGCCTGAAGTAGGCCAGCACCGGCTCGGCGATACCGGAACCAAGGAGCTTGACGAGGAAGCCGCCGAGTAGCGCGAGCATCACGGCTGACCCTCGGAACGGACCGTCACGTCCTGCGGCGGATCCAGCACGATCGGCCGGGTGCCGTAGGCGCGGAGCAGGATCGTCAGGACGTTCACGCCGACCGTCCAGAGAAGCGCCTGCTGCGGGCTCAGCACGCCCGCGACGTTCACCGTCTGCAGATAGCCCAGCACCAGCAGCACGACGGAGATGATCGCGCTGAAGGCGTTGAGGGCGGTCGATTTCCAGGCCGTCTTCAGGGCCGCAGTCGGCCCTACGCGCACGCGCAGCGCCTGATCGGTCACGGCAACGGCTTCCACGGGCTTCATCGCGTCCATAATCACGCAACCTTCCTGAAGAGGGACTTGAGGGCGGACCACAGGCCGCCGGTCTGGACGACCGGGGCGGCTGGCACCGGCGGGATGACCGGCGAGCCGCTGTTACGCGGGGCCGGTGGCGCCAACGGCTTCGTCTCAACCGACACCGTGGGGACCGCGAAGGCTGCGAGGGCCATGGCCTCGGCACGGACACCCTCGACCCGGGCGCTCCACCCCCGACCGAACGTCGGCCAAGTCGAGAGCCGCCGCAGAAAGGCGAGGCGGTCCGCGCAGATCCGCTCAATGGTCTGGCCGGCATCCTTGGACGCGGCAGCCGCCAGCGTCAGCGGGCCAAGCTTGCCATCGTCCGCCACGCTGAGCGCACGCTGAAGCGACGGGATCGCTCGACCCTTGCCTGAGTTCACCGCGAAATCGAAGACGCAGTAGTCGATCCCGGACGGTAGCTCGTCGCCCCGAACCGCGTTCCAGTAGTTCCGGCGGTAGATCGGCGCCACGGTCGCCTTGGTGAGCGCCTTCACCTCGGCCTTGGTGGCGGGCCGGCCGAGCCAGTCCGACAGGGTGCCGATCGTGACGCCGAGGTTCGTGGCGCCGCCCGGGTCCGCGGGGTGATCGACGTACCCGCCTTCATGCACAAGCGCGAGCGCGAGCGCCCGCTCGAAGTTGGCAGCGGTCATGTCGTCCTCACGATGTCAGGGGTGGTGGAGCGTCAGCGCCCGTGGGCTGGGGCGCAGATCCGGACGGTGCCGACGCCCTCGATGTAGACCGGGGTGCAGAAGGAGCGGTGGCGATGCCGTGTTAGAGCGGCAACGGGCTGAGAGGCCGAAATGGCAAGGAGCCCGACCACCGCTAGGACGCACGCAGCCGACTGCGACGCGGCGAATATTACGTTCATAGAGCGCCTTCGAATGTCTGGGTTTGTGAGGGGCAGCGCTCGCGAACCCAGGGCCCGCCTTCATGAGTCGAAGTGACCCGCAGGGCAGCGACGCCCCTAATTACCGGTTGTATTTTTTTTGGTTATGCTACTTATGCGCTAGGACGCTGATCAGCGGCCCGATGCACAAGACGGCGACGCGTCCAACGTCCGCCTTGTGTCTTGGAGCCGTGCTGAAAATGCCGGAGCGCATACGTGATCGATATCGCGTCGAATACGTTCGAATTAAACGACCTTCGCTTTGTTCAAAAGTTTGGGTCCGAGTCCGGAAGCTATAACGCGGTCTATCCCGAATTTGTGCTGGTCAAAACAGCTACAATGGTCAACGATTATCTCTCCAGGCTTGGAGGGCTGAAAATAGATAGCCTTCTAGAGATCGGCATCCTACGTGGCGGGTCCGTTGCTTTCTTCAACGAGCAACTCAAGCCCAAGCGCCATATGGCGATTGACATCCACCGGGAAGAAGGTGGGCTCGACACGTTGGCTGATAAGGTCAACAGCGGTGAACGCGGTGATCGTCAGCTTCATGTCCGCTACGATATCAGTCAATCTGACACTCAGGGCATTGTTTCAGAGTACGAGCGTAAGTTCGGTGTACGTGCTGAATTCGATCTGATTATCGACGATGCCTCTCACAGCTACGAACTGAGCCTGGAGACCTTCAACGGCCTTTTCCCCCGCGTGAAGCCCGGGGGGATCTACGCGATCGAGGACTGGGGGTGGGGGCACTGGCAAGAGGGCGGCTTCCAGGACCCCTCCAATATCGAATACAACCGGCCCGCCCTTTCAAACCTGCCACTGTTCTGCTTGATGGCCTGTACGGCCCGTCAAGCCGGCATCGCGCGTGTCGATGCAACCTCGGACACGGTGTTCGTGCATCGCAACTCGCAGGCGCTCCCGGACAACTTCAAGATCGAGGCCTCGTTTCCGACCCGGGGACGCCAAGTAGCGCTGCTGTGACAGCGCTCAAGCCGCCGAGAAGCTCATCGTCAGGTTGACGGAGCTGGCTGGGGTCGATCCGTTGACGATGAACGCCCGGTAGTACCGGAAGGTGATCGGCAGCGAGACGGGGAGCCCGGTGGAAGCGGCGATGGCGCCGCTGGCCACCGGGACGGCATTGCCGAAAGCGGCGTCGTTCGACGCTTGGATCGTGTAGTTGCCGGGCTGGGACGAGAAAAAGAAGGCGTTGACCTTCGCCCATTGGTTCGGGCTGGCGCCCGCGTCGTGGTTGACCGCTGCCGTGCCGCCGCCGGCCCCGAGCGAGGCATTGGTGACGTCGGCGAACAGGACGGAACGGCTGGCCGGCGTCGTGAGCGCCGCCCAGATCGCCGACAACCAGCCGGTGAGACCGGCCCCGCCGGCCGGCATCGCCGCCGCCGTGATCGCCGCGCCGGCCGGCTCCAGGTTGGCGAGGTCGGTGGCGATGGTCATCGACGCTGACTGTGCCTTGGCGGCCGGGCCTAGCTTCAGCAGACCGGCGATGGTGGCCAGCCAGCCCCGGATGCCGGCGCCCGCGTTGGCGACCGCGGGCGAGGCAGGGTCGGTCCCATCCTGCGCTGCCGCGGCGAGCAGAATCCGCATCTGCTCCAGCTTGGAGAGCTCTGCCCCTTCGTCGGCGTGCGTTGCGAGCAGCGCGATACCCGCGAGCACATTCTGGAGGGTCGCGTCCGTGGCGGCGCCGCTCGGCAGGGGCAGGCTCGTGGCCGACACGGGCTGCGTCACACCCGAGCCGTCGACCGGAACCCGCCCGCTGTTCAGCGCCGGGATGCGCCCCAGTAGGGTCGTCCAGTTCGCGAGCCCGCGCTTGATCAGGCTGACGATGGAGAACGTGCCGGTGTCGCTCGTAGCGGCGGCATCCGTCGGTACGCCGATCGCCACCGGGACGGGGTCGTCGGACGCGGTCGCAATCGACATCGATGCGCTGGAGGTCTTGCGCCCGAGCGAAGCGGGGAGCTGCGCCGACGAGACCACGGTGTTCTGATCCTGCTCGGCGATATTGGCCGCGGGCGGCGCCGCGATCACCGCGCCGGTGGTCATGTTCAGCCAGATGGCGGACGAGGCCGTGGGCGGGCTGACCGCCTTATTCACCGCCACGATGCGCGCGACGATGTCGCCGAGGCTGTAGCCGGTGCCGGCCGTCTTCACGTCATAGTAGGCGGTGAGCAGCGAGATCGCATTGTCGGAAGCCACCGGGCGGATACCCGCGGGCGGCGTCACCACCGATCCGGTCGGATCGGTATAGGACACCGTGATCGCGCCAGTCCCCTCGGCGACCACCTCGCGGCGCACGTAGTAGCTGGTGCCGTCGGTCCAGACCGAGGTCTCCAGATCGACTTGGGCGAGGATCGCGGCCTTGATCGCCGCCAGCGTCGCCTCGGTCGCGGCGCCGCCAGGAAGCGGTAGCGCAGTGGCACTGATCGGCTGTGTCACGCCGGATCCGTCGACCTGCAGCGTGCCGGCCAAGAGTGCGCGCAGCGTCTCCAGCTTGGCATCCGTGGCGGCGCCAATCGGCAGCGGTAGCGTCCCGTCCTCATAGAGCACGAACAGGGGATCGTTCGCGTCCATTGCGGTGGTGTCGTACTCCAGGCTGAGCACGCCGCCGCTCTGCGAGGTCGCGCGGTAGCCAGCGAGACCGAGCGCGTAGATCAGCGTGCCTGCCTGGAGGTTGGCGACGGCATACAGGCGTCGGATATCGAAGCCGCTGATCCCGGAGAGATCGAGGCGACGCTCGCTCGGCGTGAACACGTATCCGGAAAGCTGGGGCTGCTTCATGGTGTTCGCTCCTCAGCCGTAGATCATCGCGAGCACGGCCGTCTCGGCGCGCTGCGGCCGAGCCTGAAGCTCGGTGCGAAGATCGGGGATGCTGTCGATGGTCAGGGCGTTAATGGCGTCGAGCGCGGCCTTCTTGGCTTCCGCGACCGTCCCCTCGTTGTAGGGAACGACCACCTCGACCACGAAAGCGGCATCGGTCTGACGCAGCTCGTAGGCCGGCGGATCCGGCAGATGCGAAGTCGGGATAGGATCAGCCATCGGTCAGTCCGTCAGGAGAAAGGAGCCGGTCAGGTGCGTGGTCACGACGCCATCGCTGTCGGTGACCCGCACGAAGAAGCTCACCGGCCCTGCGGGCATGGCGGCGGTCTGGTCGGCCGAGAGCGGAAGCTTGATTCCGGCGTTCGGGCGATCGATGACGAGGCCTTGCGTGTCGGTGTAGATCGCTTGGACACCGCCGCTGGGCTTGAGGCCCCATTCGATCGTCGCGCCGTCGATCACCATGCGGGTGAGCTGCTGTGAGCGGATGTCCCGGCGCAGCAAGAACAGGCCAAGGGTCTTCGTGTCCCCGCGTCGGATCGCGGGGAACTGGTAGGTTGCGGGCATGGCCGGATCCGATCAGCTTGTGGGGTAGAAGTTGCCGTAGGCGCCGAGGAACGTCAGCGGTGCCGAGTTGCTGACGACGATGTCCTGGCTGATCGAGATGTTGCCGCCCGGCCGGATGCGCAGCGCACCCTGGAACATCAGGGTGATCTTGCGACCCTCGGTATTGTTGCACCCGACCGACGCCCGCCCCATCGCGCCCGTCCCGCCGCCCCCGGGCACAGCGAATGCGAAGTCCGCTCCAGCCGCAGCATCACCGGTCAGGAGAAGCGTCACCACCGAGCCCTGGTAGACGAAGGCTCTCCCGGTCTCCCCGGTCGGTAGGGTGAAGTCGAACGTTCGGGCATAACCGCTTCCCCCGGCGGTGACGTCGAAGCGCCGCGTGCGCCCGTTCCAGCGGTTCTGTCGGGCCGAGCGGATGCTGTGAATGTCGACGTTGCCCGACACGAAGAAGAAGTCACCGATGTCCGGGATGATCAGCGTGTCCGCGCTTGGGAGCGTCGGGTTACGCATGTTCGCGTCACCTCGGCAGCGGCCCACGGTGATGCGGGTCGCGTCGATGACCACAGCGAGGTTCGGCGTGAACCCATAGAAGGCGTTAGAATCGTCCGCGTTCACCTCGTCGGCATTCGCGTCGATCACGAGGCCGGCATAGTTGTCGTGCGTCGCGCGGAAGTGGCAGCCGGTTATGTTGATGCCACGGGCCTGGTAGAGGAACGGCGAGGCGTCGTCGGCGCCGCCGATACCGCGCACGATGAGCTGCTGACCACCCACGGCCGGGTCGCCGTTGTCCTTGAACATGACGCCGGAGACGTTCACGTCCTGTGCGGACTCGATGTTGACGCCGATACCACCGGCCCCGTGAAGACCGTTGTACGAGAACTCGCCGCCGATCACGTTGACGTTGCGGGCGTCGCCCAGATCTGCGCCAAAGTAGAAGTTCTGCGTCGAGATGTGGTTGGCGACCGTGATATCGAAGCCGTTGATCAGCAGGCCGGCGTGGGCACTGTTCGAGCCGTTGTTACGGGTGATCGCACCGGTCGAGGTGATGAGGTTACCCTGAAGGATCAGGCCCCATTCCTTGTTGTTGTTAAACTGCCCCCCGACGACTGTGATGCTGTGAATGCTGGTGCCGAAAGTGTTGTTCTCTTTGTGGCCGACACCGTAAAGGCCGGATTGCCCATTGTTTGAGGCGTTAACGCCGGTGAAGTTGATATCGTAGACGTCGCCATTGTCGGCATCGAGCTTGATGCCGTTCAGCGTGTTGCGGAGAAAATCGCCGCCGGTGACGTCGACCCGGCCCGCATCGAGCAGGTACAGGCCGAACTGATCGTTATCGAGACAATCGACGTCATCCAGGACCGAGCGCGTATCCTCGGCCTCGTCCTGGCTATTCTGAACAACGACGCCACAACCGGAGGCGTTGACTGCCTTGATGCCAGTGAGGTCGAAGTCCGAGCAGTTGATCGCCTCGAAGGCATTGGCCGCTATCGTCTGCGTGCCGCGGTTGCCGTCGCAGACGATGCGGGTGACCGAGAACGCGGACTTGTTCACAAACCCGAGCACCGCGGCGCCCGACGTGCTCCGGTTCGGACGACGGAGGATCGTGCGGCCGGAGGAGGTCAGGTGCGAGGCGTCCGCGCCCCGCAGGCCAGCAGCAGTGAACAGCCCGTCCGGGAACTCGACCGTCTTGCCGGCGCCGGCCGTGAGCGCGGCCTGGATCTGGGCGGTGTAGTCGACCGATCCGTCGCTGGCGTATCGCAGTGGCAGGTACTGGCGCACGTAGATCGTGCCAGGGGCGACCATGTCGGGCACCAGCTGCCAGCGGGCACCGTCGGCCGAGGTGAAGTCGTCCGGCCCCACGGGGGCGAAAGCGGGGGCCCGCCGGAAGGTCGGCAGGAAGCCGTCGCCTGCCTGGATCAGGCCACGCAGCAACAGCGTAGTCACCGAGGTCGGGATCGATGCGGTGCGAGCATCAGCACGGGTGGGGAACGTGATGCTGTTGGGCGTCTGAGCGTTCTGCTCAATGACGTGCAGCCGTGAAGCGAGGTCCTCGCTCTCCAGCGCACCGATGCGCGCGATGGCGTCGGCGCTGACGTCTGGCAGGACGGCCAACCCGGAGACGTCCACGATCTCCATCACCTCGATATCCGTCAGACCATCATCACCGAAGGTCTGCACGAACGGCCGAGCGTACACGGCGCCGTAGGGCGCCAGCAGCACCTCCTGGGCGGTCGGGCGCCGCGAGATGGTCACGGACACGTCCTGTCGCCCATCGCTCACCCGCAGGTCGATGATGCTCTTCAGGATCGGCGTGCCGGTCGTACCCGGGAGGAGGCTGGAGTTCTGGTCCAGCCAGCCGATGCCGAGGTAGATCGCGTGGTTGATCGGGCCGGCGCAGTTCGCGCGCCGCCGCAGGCAGAAGCGCACGGAGTAGACGCGGCCGGGTTCGATCGCGACCTGCGACCGGGACGCGACGACGCCGGCACCGAGCAACCGGGCGATACGGCCGTCGTCGCCGGCTGTCACCATGGAGGCCGGGAGCTCGGGCAGCGTGCTGACGGCGCCGCCGAGCGCGGCCGGCGACTTGAGCAGCCCAAAATTCAGCGCGCCGTCACCGGGCCGGGACCGGGGGGCAAGCGGCGCGTAGCGCTGGCCGGTGACGGTCGCTGTAAGGGCATCGAGCGCGACGATGGTCGCCCGCTCTGCCATTTGGCGGATGAGGATGTCGACCTGGGCCTGTGGCGCACGGTAGCTGATCAGCTGCGACAGGATGCTGATGCTGCTGGCCTCGGCCTTCGCGGCGACCTGCTGGATCAGGATGTCGACCTGGTTCTGCGGAGCCTTGGACTGCAGGAGCTGCGTCAGCACATCGGTGCGCGCGACGTCGGCCTTCTGCGCGACCTGCTGGATGAGGACATCCACCGTCGATTGCAGCGCGGCCGCCGCGATCTGCTGGATGAGGATCTCGACCTGCGCCTCGGACGCTTTGCCGTCGATCAACTGCCGCAGGATGTCGATGCTGTTCGCATCGGCCTTCCCGGCGATCTGCGCGACCAGCGTATCGATCGTGTCGAAGGCGACGCCCAGGCGCGCGAAAGTCGCGGCCGGATCGCCCGGCACGGGCTTATCAAGGGTCATGAGGATCCTCGGGAGAGATCGCGGCGCAGGCGCGCTAGAAGGCTTCGACGAGGTCGAGGGTCACGATGCCGGATTTCGACAGCTGCAGATCGAGTGATCCGGCATCATCAGCGGCGAGGCGCATGGTCCCGACCGGGGCGCCGAACTCAATGCCGGTGTTGGCTCCGTAGTCGGAGCGCAACCACGGGCGGAACTCCACAGGGATCGTGCCCTTCGGTCCCGGCTGCCCGGGAGCGGCCATTTCCCCGCCCGGCAGGCCAGTCACGACATGCAGGCGGTTACCGAGCGAGAACACCATGCCCGGCTCCAGCACTCCGCCCTGGTTGCGCCGGATCGTCATCGACGTGGCATTCATCGCGGCGTCGGCCGCGAGTTTGAAGTCGAGAACAGACGAGGTGGTCGGATCACTCTGAAAGGCTGGGTTGACCCCATTGTCCTTGGCGCCCCGGCGATACGTGACTTTGCCGCCGACGAAGTCGATGTTCCACGGTGCGCGATTGGTCTCGATCGGGCCGACGTTCCAGGTCTGAGAGCGCCCCAGGGCTATCACGCGGCGCATCGCCAAGTTGGCGTCGCGCGTCAGGCACGGGATCGTCAGCGTCGCCTTCCAACGCGCCGACGGCGAGGCCACGATCTGCTCGTTGCCCTCGAAAGTTTGTCCACCGGAGCGCGAGCCGCCGCGCGGAGCCCAGTTCTCCGACGAGGGCACGAGTACGGACGGCCAAGGCAGCGCATCAGCCATTCCGGCCTCAATTGTATGTGTCGGGGAGTAGCGGTCGCTGGCCTTCCTCCGCCGGGTCCCAGGCGTAGGCGGAGGCGTCGAGCGAAATCAGGTCGAGCTTCACGCTGGTGAGCACGCTCCCCGCCATCGCCAGCGTGCCACGCATGATCGCGAACGTTGTGTCGATTCCGAAGGACGACAGCACGAGGCGGACGGTCGGCTCGCCGTAGGCCGGCAGCCCGGCGGGCGAGAGCCGCAGACCTGTGATCCGGAAACGAGGATTGCCCTTGGCCATCGCGATCTTGGCGAGCCGGCGGGACTGGCTGTGCGAGGGCGCGCGAATGAAGCTTTTTTCGGTCTCCACCACACCCTGGACGGCCTGGGACGCGAGATCGTCCCACGGGTCCCCTTCCGTCGGCTGATAATCCTGGAAGGGGTCGGTGTAGGTGTGCTTGATCCGGGTGAAGGTGTTGTAGGCCTCATCTCCCTCTTCGAGCTGATCCCAGCCCTGAATCATGCTTTCGTCGATGGTAAAGGTTGGCGCCTGCCAGCGACCGCCGCGCACAGCGATGAGACCGCTGGCGTCCTGATAGAGCTCGCCATCGCACGCTGCGAGAAGCCTTGCCAGCACGTCGGCACGCTGCTCGGAATAGTCGTAGCTGCCCCAAGACCTGTAACGCGCCTCGTAGGCCGCGCCGTTCGGATCCGGCTCGATCAGCGCGATGGCCTCATCACACACGTTCGCCAGATCGCTGAAGCTCGAGAGGTTCACTTCGGATAGGGTCAGCCCGTAACCGCTCTCGTGCAACAAGTAGTCGAGCAGCAGGATCGCCGCGTTGTCCGTGTAGGCATAGACGCCCGTCCGGGGATCGTAGGACGGTTCGCCGGCCACCAGCAGCCGCACGTCCGGTGCGCCTTCCGGAAAGATCTGACTGCCCTTCTTCAAGGGCGTCGCCACCACCACCGAGTAGCAAAGCCCCAACAGCTGCATGTTGCTGTTCCAATAGGGCAGCTTAAGCAGTGCGGCAGAGGCAGGCTGATCCTCCGTGCCAGGATGCCCCTCGATGGCGACCTTGCCTTGGTAAACGCTGTCAGGGACGATGCCGCCCCCACCGGAGGCCAGACTGGTTTTTACGTCGCCGAGCCAATATTGCAGGATCTGCACTGGTCCAACACAGTGCACCGCACCGCGATATAGGATTTTGTTTGTATCGCTGTACTTCTGTGTCTCCAGAGCGAAGATGACGCCGCCGACTTTGGCCTGCCCAAGCACGCGACGGCGCGCCGCCACAGGCTGACGGACGGTTACCTGGGCATCCGCCCGTTTCTGATCACCGAACAACGCCTGGGCAGCGTAATTTACACCGTACAGCCCTACAGTGAGAACAGCGTATCCGACGACTGTCTCCGCGATCGCGCCGAGGGCGAGCTCGCCAATGACAGCTGCACCAATCGCTGCCGGCATCAGACGCTCCAGGCCGCCAGGGCGGGATAGTCGCCGACGGCCACGCCCTCGGGGCTCTTTACCGCCCAGCCGAGCGCGCAACGGATCGCGAACACCGGCCCGACGACAGGATGCCTCACCAGGCCGACGTCGCCGATACGCGGCGCTTCAGTGGTCACGAAGCCGCAACCGGCCATGAGCGAGCGCGCCATCACCTCGAAACCGCCGAGGCGCCGGACGTGCCGCATCGCGCCGAGCGCCGTAGTGTAACGACCGCGCAGAGTAGCAGCCGGATCGACGCCCCGAACCGCCCGGCACCAGTCCGCCATGGCGAGCGAGCAATCGCACACGCCCCAAACAAAACTGGCCCGTCCCATCGCCCGGAGAAACGCGCTTAAGTCTTGTCCTCGGGGATCTCGGGGTTCCATGGCCGTCTCCGGTTGATCATGGCGGCGATGTCGAACAGCCCAGCGTCGCCCGGGTAGCGCGTCTGCTGATCACGGTCGGTTAGATTGCCAAACGGAGGCAGGCCACGGCGTGAAAAGCGCGTCTCGGCCGTCAGCTGTGCGGACCAGGCGTCCGCGCTGGTGGCGGTGTGAATCAGCCGATCCATGACACCGCGATAGAGGGTGTAGAGGCCACCGAGCGGCGTCAGGTCCGAGTCGTAGAGCTGCAGGTAGACGAAGCAGAGCCGACCCTTCACCTCGGTCTTCGCATTCACGACGTCGTTGGCGATCTCCGCCCCGATGCCTGAGAGGGTGAAGGTCGCGACCGGAGCAATCCCACCGACAGCACTTTCGAGGTCCGAGATCGAGCCCAGGCCGCCCAGCCCTTCCCAATCGTACCCCCCGGCCCGAAGCGTTCCGAACCCCGCGTGCACGCGCTGCGGTGCTGAGGCGAAGTCGAAGAACGCCAAAGTCTCCGCGATGATCGTGTCGCCTCGGAGAACCGCAGCGCCGGCAGCGTCGAATATGCCCACGGATCAGCGGCCTGTGCTGTAGCGCCGATTGGCAACGGCAGTGCGTGCCGCGAGGCTCCGGTTCAGGCCCTGATCGTAGGCTGCGAGGCGGGCCGTGATCTGGTCCGCGACACCCATCTGAGCCCCGCGTGCGTCGATGTTGTAGGAACGGCTCTGGTCGATCGACTGCGAACCCGCACCAGCGGCGGCGCCCATGATCGGCATGACCTTGCCATCCGCGTTCGGCACGAACAACTCGCGGCCCATCTCACCAACTGTGACGGGCTGACCGGCCGAGACTGGGCCGCCGTTCGCGCGGAACAGGCTCCCGAAGATGTCCAGCACGCCGCCGGACGGCAGGCTCGGCCCCTGAGCGCCAGGAAGCGGAGAACCGGCGGAGCCGCCGCCGCTCTTGGTCAGGCCGCCAAATAGGTTGCCCAAGAGCCCGCCCGTGGCGTTGCTGCCGAGACTGGCGGCGGGCGCGGTCCCGAGCAGCCCGGCGAGCGGCCCGGTGCCGGTGAGCAGCCCGGTGAGGACCGAGCGCTCCAGCTGCTTGGTGATGTCGGTCAGCACCGAGCCGAACGACTTGCCGTTGATGATGGCGTCGGCCAGGCCGTCAGATGCGGACTGCGCGAAGAACTTGGCCGCCTCGGCGCTCTGCCGCAGAGCCTGCTGCGCGTCGTCCGTCGCATCCTTGTACTTCTGCATCGCCTCGGCCGCGGCGAGCACCCGGGCGCGCTCGTCGTCGTCCAAGGCCGGGTCGGTGCGATTGCCCTTCTTGACCTCTTCCCTAGCGGCGGCCTCGGCCTTGGCCAGGGCGATCGCCTTCTCTCGCTCGACGTTCGTCTTGCCGACGTTGTCGAGCTCGGCCTTCGCGGTGTCCCGGGCCTTCTCCAGCTGGTTGATCAGAGTCTCGATCGCGTCGAGGCTCTCGCTTTCCTCCCTGCCGCCCCGACCCTTCGGGGTGTGCAGCGACGGCAGAACCGCCGACCGGTCCGGACCCTTCGGGCGCACCTTCACAGCCAGCGGCGCGGGCGGGCCCTGCACCTCGGGGTCGATCGCGCCCGTGGCGCGGCCGAGCTCCTGCAAGAAGGTGAGCGGGTTGCCCGCCGTGATGATCTTGCCGATGCCCGGGATCGAGCCGACCAGGTCCCGCACCTGCCCGACGACACCGCTGATGGTCGAGTAGAGGTTGACCGCGATCTGAACCACGCGGGCGATCACCGCCTCCACGCTCAGGAACGCGCTGTAGGTATCCAGGACCGCGTTCGAGATGTCACGCTGGATCGGCGCAAGGGCGTTCGCGAACGTGTCGGCGATGTCCTTCGCCTTGGCGTCGAGCTGATTGGCCCGCTCGACCTCATCGGCGCCAACGATGCGCACGCCCGCCACCGTGGTCGAGGTGCTGTTCAGCGTGTCGCGAAGCTGGTCAGTGAGATCGACGCCGCTCCGAAGCTGCCGCTCGAAGTCGGGCCCGAAGAACTTGCCGGCGAGGTCGAACGCGGCGACGTCGCGCGAACTGACCCGGAGCTTCTCGATCAGGTCGAGCATGACCCGGATCTTGGCCTCCTGGCCGTTGGCGTTGTCGAAAGCCGCCTTGTCTCCCGCCGACAGGTTGCCGGCTTTCACGTTCTGCGTCAGCCGTCCGTCAATCGCCGAGGTGTTGGTGCCGTCCTTGCCCTCGCCGATCTTGATCTCGCTGGCGTCGCGCGCGTGCTGAAGCGCGGCGACCACCTGCTCGACCTTCAGGCCGAACTTGTCCGCGCCGAGCGTGGCGCGCTGGAAGAAATCGGTGCCGACGCCGACCTTTTCAGCGTCCTTCCCGATCTGAACGTATTCCTGGATGTGCTTGCGCGCCGCCTCGATCGAAGCGGCCACGCTGTCGAAGACGAGCTTGGCGGCCTCGAACCCCAGGAACACGGCCAGGAGCGTGTTCAGCGAAGGAATCTGCGCCGCTACACCCGTGATCGTGCTGGTCGTGGCCGTGAGGCTGGAGCGCACTGCCGTGCCAGCCGTGGTGGAGGCCGCGGCCGCGCCGGTGAAGGCGCGCACCACGCCCTCCAGCGTCGCCTTGTCGGCGGTCGCCGCAGTCGCCGTGGCGGTCGAGATGTTACGGACGTCCTGGCCGACGGCCGAGGCCGCGCGCTGGATGTTGCTCGCGAGGCCCGACAAACTGCCGCTGAACGTGTTGGCGTTCGCAGCACCACCGGACATGGCGACGCCGATCGAGGTCATGTTGCCAACGATCTGCGAAGCCAGCGACGCCATCGCGCTCTGAGCGCGCGAGGTGTCGGCGGCGAACGATATGACGAGCGGTTCGGCCAAGGCAGCGATCCTGCTGTAGGCGGGCGGTCAGGCGCGGCCGGCCGCCATCTCTTCGGCCAGCACCGCGACGAACTCGTCTTCGGTAGTGCCCTCGTCGGGCGGGCTGTTCGCGGCGATGAATGCCTCGATGACGACGTGCCATTCGGCCAACGTCATCCGCTTCACCTCTTCCGGCGAGAAGCCCGCGACCGCCCCGGCTGCGATGAAGACCGAGAGGTCGCCGGGTCGGCTTGGCTCTCCCCCTCGGTCTCGGCTTTTCCCTTGGGGACGCCATTCACCGCCGCCGCCACGATCTGGCCGGCGAGCGGCAGATATTCCATCAGCGGCTCATCCTGGTACCGCAGCACCAGGGCCGAAGCGGCGATCCCGCTCATGCCACCGCCCTCGAGCCCGAGGCGGATGGTGTCCCATACGTCCCGGTGGCCGAACTGGTGCGTGCCGAGCCGCATGAAGATCGCGCCGATACCGGCGCCGCAGACCCGCTCCAACTCGGCCATCTCGCCGAGCCGAAGCTGGAACCGGCACTCCCGGCCGGCGAACGGCGCCGTGACGAGCGTGCGGGAGGTGTCTGCCTCGCTCACGATGCCGCCGCCCAGACCAGCGGGCCATCGCCGCGGAACTGACAGGTGAAGCTCACGATGCCGTTGTTCGACTTCGTGATCTCCAGGCTCTCGACGAAGACGTTGCCGGTCCAGTTGCCGGCGCCAGCGCCCGTCTTCGGGTCGGTGCGGAACTGGTATGGGATCGGGTCCTCGCTCGCCGCGTCGGCGCGCAGCTCGTCGAGGTGATCGGCGGCGACCTGGCCGGCGATGCGTCCGCCCCACGAGCGGGACGTGAGCACGCTCTTGCGGTCCGGGATACCGGTCGGGTCATCGCAGTCAGCGACGGTCGCATCCTCGTAGGCGTTCGTGATCGTCAGCGTGATCGACTGCGCCAGGCACACGAATGCATAGGCGAGCGGCGACCCTGAACCACGATAGGCGCGGAATCGGTTGCCTGGGAGTAGGGCGGGCTCTGCCATGGTCAGTCCTCCTGTCCCGGCAGAGGCCGGGCGATGATGGTGGTGAGGTCCAGAAAGACCGACTTCGCCTGAAGCGGGTCGATCACATCCCCAGCCTGCGTGACCTCGATCATCTTCTGCAGGCTGAAGGGAGCGGCGAGCGGCGGATCGAAGGCCTCCAGGCCATCGAGCGCTGCCGTCATGGCGTCGGCCAGCGACCAGACCTGCGCCCGGCCGTTCTCGGTCGACACCGCAAAAATTCGTGCCTGCACGGTCCAGGCGAGCCCGCAGCCGATCTCAAGCCGCTGATGGCGCATCGGCCCGAGGTAGGCGTAGGGGGCAGTCGCCTTGCCGGTCGGCACCTCGTCGTAGATCCGGCCGAGGGCGAGCGCCTTGAAGGCGTCGGCCTTGCGCAGGTGCTCGCGGAGCGCGTCGCGCAGCGGAATGATCGGTGAGAGGGCGCTCACAGGCCCTCCTCGCGGGCCGCGCTGCCGATGCTGCCGCCGAGCTCGCTGGCCCAGTCCGACAGCGCCTCGCGCGCCGAGCCGTAGAAAAACGGCTGCGCCGCGACGTCGGTCTCGCTCGATCCGCGGGCCCTCTGGCCGCCGCGGCCGGTCGTATCCGCGAACATGTCGGCGTCGGCGAGACCGCTGCCGCCGGCATGGTGCCCGGCCTCGACCGCCAGGGCGTAATCGTAGCCGCCGCGGTCGGCCGTGGCCTCGACGACGTAGAAGCCACCCTCGCGCCTATAGGAGATCCCGTTCAGCAGCGCGCCGGTGTCCTGCGGCACCCGCGAGCGCATCAGCTCGACCATCTCCTGGGCGGCGTGCAGGCTGGCCTGGTCGCTCTTCAGCGCCAGCTTCACGGCGTACTTCGCCAACTGGCCGGAAATGCGGTCGATGCCGACGATGCCCGAGACGGTGTCGAGCAGGCGCAGGCCCGACAACACGCCCGGGCGCTGATCAAAGCCGCGGGCGGCGCCGGTCAGATCTAGAGCGGCCTGGCCCTGGCCGAGGTAGCCGAACGTCGCACCGATGTCGGGCACTACTCGCCCCCGAGGTTGCTGGACACGTTCAGGGCGATGAGGCCGGTGCGCCGGTCGGGGAGGCCGACGCCGTCGATGGCGAAGTCACGGCCCTGGATCGTGGCGCGGTCGCCGTTCGTGATGGTGCGGCTCTGAGCCGTGTCGCGGACGGTCAGGATCCCGCTCTCGACGTTCTGCGCGGCGCCGCCCTGGGCCGCCTCGCGGACGCTCTGCGGCCGGAAGTTGGCCCAGAGGGAGAATGCCGGCGCGTAGGGGCCGCGGTCGCCCGTGTCCTGCCCCTGATCATCCAGGATCGGCGGGCGGCGCATGAACTGCGCGCGGTGCTCGAATCGGCCGCTGTCCATCAGACCGACCACACCCGATACGGCGACAGCAGCGCCTCGACGCCGAGGGGCAGCTGGGCAGGCTGCGCGGCCGTCGTGCTGACCGCGTCCCGGTTGTTGAACAGGTGGCTGACCATCAGCAGGACGGCGTGCCGGACCGGGGCTGGCACCTTGCCGGCCTCGTAGCCCGCGCGCCAACGCACGGTGGTCGTGGCGCCGTCCACGGCCGGCACGTCGCTGACCAGCGCCAGGAAGGGCGGGAAGGGATAGCAGCGCGCCGCCGGCTCGCCGCAGACCGGGAACACGGCCTCCAGCGTCTGCTCGCCGAGCGCGCGCCCAAGCCAGCCCCCGGGGCCGTCCAGCCAGGCCGTCGCAACCGCCACAAGGTCTTCGACGTAGGCCGGCTGCTCGTCGCCGTCGTCGAGGCGCAGATGCGCACGCGCCTGCTCCCAGAACACGATCGGCTCCGGGGGGGTGATGACAGAGACGAGCATCAGTTCCCCATCGCCCGGATCGTTACGGAGACGCCGGCCCCCGCGGTCTGGAAGGGACCGCTGCTGAGCAGCAGGGTGGCGCGTGAAATTTTGGCCAGCACCTTGGCGCCGGTGGCGCTCTGCGACGTCACACCACCATCGACCATCTGATCACCGACCCAACCGGTGATGACCTCGATGTCGGGCGCGGCCGCGAAAGCCGGCGAGAAGGTGAAGGTGGCGACGCCGCTGGCGTCGGTCGTTGCGGTGTAGCGCTCGATGCGCTTCGGGGTGCCTGCCGGGCCAGTCGACCCGGCTACGCCTTGCGGCCCCTGCGGACCGGTTGCGCCGGCGGCCCCGGCCGGGCCGGTCGCGCCTTGGACGCCAGTTTCGCCTTTCGGGCCGGTTGCTCCTGCGGATCCAACAGGGCCTGCAGGTCCAGCGCTGCCCGGTGCGCCTGCGGGGCCGGGGGGGCCAGCCGGGCCAGTTGCACCAGCCGGGCCGACATCGCCTTGCGCACCCTTGGCGCCGGTCGCGCCGGTTGCTCCTGTGGCACCCGTCTCTCCCTTCAGTCCTTGCGGGCCCGCGGGGCCAGCAGCTCCCACAGAACCAGCAGGACCAACGCCGCCTGCAGGACCGGCAGCGCCTGTGGCGCCTGGGGCTCCATCAGCACCGCGAGGGCCAGCAGGCCCGACATCGCCACGAGGACCAGGTGCGCCAGCATCCCCGGTGTCTCCCTTATCGCCCTGCGGCCCGGTCGGGCCGGCGGGCCCGGGAATGACGGGCGCGGCGTCCGGGGCGCCGTCCGTCTTCACGACCGCGCGGATGCCAGGGCTGCGAACCGTCACGTGCCACCCCCGTAGAGAAGCTCCAGCGGCGCGAACTCGTCGGGCAGGGGAAAGCCCGGCATCGCGACCGCGAGCGTGGACATGGATCTCGGGTATTGCGTCGTGAAGCAGCCGACGAAGCCCGGCGGGAACAGCCAGCCTGTCGAGGGCGTCACGGGCACGTGGTTGTCGGTGCTCGATCCGCGTAGGCGGACGTAGCAGAGATTCGGATTGACCACGAGGAAGGTGGTCGTCTGGAAGCCGGGGCCGCCCTCGGCGAAGAACCCCTCCGGCACGTCGAAGCGGAGCGGGCCGGGGCCGACGGGCAGCTGGAGCGGATCGGTCGTGCGCCGGAACGCGAACGTCCCGGACCCCGGGATTCGCTGCGCGCCCATGCTGTCCTGCATGGCGGCGGCGACAGCCTGGATGGCGGTGACCGCTTGCCGAAGCGAGACGACATTCGGCGCCTGCTCGTCGTAGTAGCCCATGGCGCGCCCCTACGAGGTGCCTAGTCGGCGCCGCCGACCCTGCCGGCCGGGCGCCGAGTGATGTCCTTGTTGGCGACCGGAGGCGCCGCCTTGTTCAGGACGGGAGGCGCGGCCTTCTCGCCTACATCCGAGGCTGCACGCACGGCCCCCATAGCGCGCAGGGTCTCGAAGTCGGCCTTGTCGAAGTCGCGCACGGTCCCCGCGGGAGAGCCGTCGAGCGGCTTGAGCAGAACTGCCTTGGTCATGGGACCTCTCCTTTCAGCTCATGGAGCGGGCGGCCGAAGCCGCCCGCCTGCATCAGCTGACTGGGTTACGCGACGCGGCCGAGGTCGCCGTAGACGATGGCCTGCGGACGGTAGATCGCCATGGCCAGGCGCTCTTCGGCGCGGATCGTCACCTTGTTCCGGACGAAGTTGTCCTGGTCCTCGGTCGAGACCTCGATGGTGGCATCCTGCCGGTCGAAGATCTGAGCCGCGAGGTCGAACGAGCCGACGAGCGCCTTGTCCACGCCCATCGCCTGGGTCGCGACCACCGGCAGACCCCAGAGGGTCGGCGAGATGGTGCCCTGCGGGTTGCCGATCAGGTAACGGCCATCGCCGTCCTTCTGCATCTCGACCGCGGCCCAGTCGATCGGGTTCATGACGATCCCGTTCGGCGGATACTCGGCCAGTGCCGTCTGCAGGATCATCAGGCGCACGATGTCGACCTGGCTGGTCGCCACCAGGCCACCCGGGGCGGCGTAGGCCGTCGCCGCCGTCACCAGACCGAGCAGGTTCTGCCCGGTGCCCGAGCCGTTGAGGAGCTGGGCCTCCTCGACGAACGCCAGGCCGTAGCGCAGGCGCTGGTCGATCATCGACCGCAGGCCCGGCGCGTCGGCCAGGATCTGCACGGAAGCTCGCATCCAGTGCGCGATGGTGCGCACGGGGGCCGAGGCGTCCTCGGTCTGGAGCTCGGACTGCGGCTTCAGCGCGCCTTCCGCGACGAGGGCGGCGTTGTTGGTGAACAGCTTCTCCCGGTCGTACTCGATCAGGTTGCTGTTCGTAGTGCCGGGGGCGATCAGGGCCCGCACCGTCATGCGACGCTGCGGGATCTCGACCTGCATCCCGCGCCGATCCGACTGCACCAGGCCACCGACGGAGCCCGCCGCGTCGGTGGTCAGGGACGAGATGTCCTTGACCTCGACGATGTGGCGCCCGCGCGGCCGGGTCTGGCCCGCGAAGGCCTTGAAGCCCTCGTCCTCGATGAAGCGCTCGCCGGCCGAGCGAGCCACGTCGCCACCCTCGCGGCGGCGAGCGAGCTTCTGCTCCATCTCGTCGAGGCGCGCCTTGGCCTCGTTCATGCCGACGATCGCCTGATCGGCCAGCTCCTTGGTGGTGCCGGACGCGGTGACGCCCTTCTCGGCCTCGGCGAGCGCCTTCTCGGCGATCTCCTTGACCTTGTCGTGCTTGGTCTCGAAGTCGCGCTTGACCTCCGCGGCCAGCTCGGCCGCGCTCTTCTGTTCCGACATGGGAACCTCCAGATTTCGGGTGATGCGGGCCGTCAGGCCCTGAGAGCACGCAAGAACGCGAGCCCGTCGTCAGCCGCGTCGACAGGTTCCCCCTGTCCCTTCAGGTGGAGGCGCGCGGCGCGCTCCGCCTGCGAGTTCGAGAAGCCCAGCCCCTTGAGCCAGACCTCGAACTCTCGCTCTGTCAGCCGGTCCCCGGCCTTCAGCTTCTCGGTGAGGTCGTGCGCGGCCTTGGCGGTTTTCACGCTCTGCACGACCGCGCTCTCGTTGGCGCCGACCGACACGATACTGACCTCGATCAGGTCCAGCTTCTCGAGCGTCCAGACGCCCGTGTCCGTGTCGACGCTGTATTCCTTGATCTGGTAGCCGATCGACAGGCCGTCGATATCGCCCGCCTTCAGCAGCGCGTAAGCCTCGCGCCCGCGCTGAACGTCCATGTTCAGCTTGCCGCCCATCAGGAGGCCGCGGTCGTCTTCCTTGGCGCTGACCCACTTGCCGATCGGCTCGCCCGGGTCGTGCTGCCAGAACAGCTTGGGCATCGTGCCCTTGGTCTTGTGAGCCGCGAGGCTGTCGGCGTAGGCGCCGGAAGAGATCACGTCGCCGTAGGCGTCTGGCTCGCCGCCAAAGGTCGATCCGTAGCCCTCGAACTCGCCGGAATCCTTGAGCGCCTTGATCTCCAGGACCGGCGCGGTGCGCTTGTTCATCGCGATACCCTAGGCGGATAGTGCCGCGGACGGGAAAGAGCCGCCCTGGCTTTCAGGCCTCGGCTTGATGGCCTCGGAGAGCGGAATGTCCTGCATCTGGACGGTCACCACGTCGCCGCCCTCGATCGGCGGGAGGTTTTCCAGGGCGCGGCACTCGTTGCGCGTGGCGATCCCCATCCCGATCGCCTTCTCATAGGCGTCGTATCGGGTGACCGTGTCGCCCCGCAGCAGGCCATCGAGGTTGAATTCGATGGTGATCCCCTGGGCGCGCCGCTCAGCCAAGGGCACGAGCTGCTTGAGCAGTGCCTGCTCGATGCGCTTGAGGCGCTTCCGCAGCGTGAATTTCTGGAAGCTCAGGACCTCGATGCCCTTGCCGGTGCCCCAGTTCGACGCCTTGTCGCCGAACCCGATCATCGCCGGGGGGACGCCGAAGATCCGGCAGATTTCCTCACCGCTGAACTTGCGGCTCTCCAGCATCTCGGCGTCGTGCGGGTTGATCGAGAGCTGCGACCACTTCAGCCCGTTATCCAGCACCATCGGCCGGCCCTGACGGATCGAGCCGACGTATTTCTCCTGCAACAGCTGCTCAAGCTGGTCGCGCTGGTCCTTCGTCAGCCGGACATTATCCGCCGTGCTAAGGATCCCGCTCGGGTTGACGCCGTTCCGGAACATCGCGCCCGCGGCAGTCTCAGCGGCGATGGCGTCCGAGAACACAGACTGGCACGCCGAGAGGGTGGAGGCGCCAGACAACGCATCGCCGAGCGGTCCGCGGATGTGCAGAACGTCGTCCCCGGACTTCACGACGCGGCGGCCCTCTTCAGTCCACTCATATTCGAGGCTGCCATCGTCCCGGCGCCGAGCCTGAACGATGTCGGGCCGGATCGGGTGCAGAGCGCTCAGGACGCCGTTTGAGCGGCGCTCCATGAGCGCGTAGCAGTTGCCCTGAAGCTCGATCGCGGCCGCCGCCGTCTCCCAGAAATCGACCGCGGTCTGATCATAGTTCGGGCTGTCGTGCAGCACGAAGTAGAGCGGATGGTCACGGGCAACGGTCCGGATGCCGCGCGCGTCGGTCCGGTAGACCATAAGCGGCAACGAGGCGATCGTGCCCGCGATGAGCTGAACGCAAGCCCACGTCGCCGACAAGCCGACCGCCGCCCCGAGTGACCCGGCGCGTGCGTCGCGATAGTCGGCGACCGTGACTTGGTTGGTGACGAAGTTCGAGCCGTGCTCCGTCGAGACCAGCCCGCCGCGCCCTTGCTCGATCTCCTTTGCACCGTCGAGCCGCAAGAGGCGGCGTACCCAGCTCATGCGTAGCTCGCGATCCAGTCATCCGGGTCAAAGGGGGTTTCAGCACGGTCTCGCGCCTTGAGGCCCATCAGCATCGCCAGCGCCACGGCGCCATCGATCCGAAACCGGGCCTTGTCCTTGTCGATCTTGCGGTTGCCAGCCGGGTCCGTGACCGCGACGGCGTTCGCCATGTTCCAGGTCAGCACCGGGTTGCCCGGGTGCTCCAGCTTCCGCTCGATCACCGCCTGCTCGAGCGCGTCGATCGCCGGCGCCATGTCCTTGAAGCCCTGACCCCATGGGATCAGCCGCAGGCCGTCGCCCTTCTCGCCTTCGAGGTGCGTGGCGAGGCCGATGCGATCGAACTCGCGCCGCAGGGTATCGATGCGCCACCGGTCATAGGCGAGACCGAGAACCTGATAGCGCTGCACCAGCCCTGCGATGTGTAGGGCTACCGAGGCCGGGTCGATTGAGCGGCCCGGGGAGCGCAGGATGTGCCCTGCCTTCGCCCATTCCACGTACCGTAGGTGCCCGGCGCCGAAATCCCGGCGGCTGTGCTCCTGCAGCAGATCCTCCGGCTTCCAGAACGCCGCCTGCACCGCCGTGCGCTCGCCGGCCGTGCCCATGGCGAGGGCGGTCAGGTCGAGGATCGCCGACATGTCGAGCGCCAGGTAGACCTCGGCGCCGTCCTCGATCGCCGCCTCGCCCTTACAGGCCGTCCACTCCACCCGGCTGATCAGCGACGACACCGGGGCCACGCGCTGGTTCAGGTAGAGGTTGCGGAACTTGGGCTCCTCGGCCGGCATCCGCTGCGCCTTGGCGGCGAGCGTGCGCATGTCCTCCAGGGACCGGAAGTCGCCGAGCGCTGGGTTGGCCAGCTTCCAAGCCTTCTCGGTGAAGATCTCGGCGTCCGGGGTCTCCTCCGGCACCGCGTACAGGTGGCACACGATCGTCGGATCCGCGCCACCCAGCCCATCGTCGATGAGCTTCGACAGGATGTGCTCCGGGTCGTTGCTCTGGGTCGAGATGGTGATGAACAGCGGCTCAGCCCGGGCGCCCATCGAGGTGTCGAGCACGTCGTACAGCTCGCGGTTGCGGGCCTGGGCGAGCTCGTCGAAGATCACCAGCGAGGGGTTGAGGCCATGCTTCGTGCCGGCCTCGGCGGACACCGCCTTGTAGAAGCTCCCGTTCGAGTAGCAGGCGATGTGCTTCGTGGAATCCACCACGCGGCACATTGCCGTCAGCTCGGGATCGGCCCGCACGATCTGCGCGGCGACCTTGAACACCTGGGCGGCCTGCTCGCGGTCGTTGGCCGCCGAGTAGATCTCGCCGTTCTGGATCGCCTCCGGTCCCACGAGGTGCGCGAGCACCAAGGCCGCGATCAGCGCCGTCTTCCCATTCTTCCGAGCGATCGACAGGATCGCGCGCCGGACCTTGCGTCGGTTGTCGAGGCCGTGCGGCTCGTAGACCTCGCGGATGAACCGCTTCTGCCACGGCCGCAGGATGAACGGACCGCCCTGCCCCTCTCCGCTCGGGACCGTCAGTGCCTCGATGAAGCCGATGACCCGGGCTGCCCGAGCAGGCCGGAGAACTTGCTTACGGGCCGCTCGGCGGGGAGCTTGAGCCCGGCCCGCGCCCGCGGATCCAGCCCGAGCCGGTCGCCCAGCGAGGCGAGCTTCTCCGCCTGTGAGTTGAGGATCTTGATCCATGCGTTGGGCTGCTCGGATCCGGTCCGCCGGTTCACCACCACGTGCTCGAACTCGGGGGCGCTGATGGCGTGGGCCGCCTGCTTGTGCAGAGCCCAGGCCGTGGCGAACGCCGCGAGCAGGTAGCTGTCGATCTTCGCGTAGACGCCCGGCGGCATCGACAACTTGATGACCTCGATGCAGATCTGCGCGTCTTCGTGCAGATGATCGGGGACAAATACTTCGCCAGCCGCCTCAATACCAAAGTCTGGCAGCTCGGCGCGCTTGCCCGGGTTGCCTTCGAGGCGCGCGAGCTTCGGCAGCTTCTGTCGGGGTCCGCGAGCGCCCATGTCACTTTTTCCGAAAAACTCGCGGCGTTTGAAGGGAGGTTTGACATCCGCCGTTGAGCCGAAACGCCCCAGACTTTCGAGGCCCCCCTACCCCTGGGGCCAACCATCCGCGTCGACGATCTGGCGCGCTCGACCGCCTCGCTCGATCCGCTGCTCGTCGATGTCGTGGCAGTCGGTGCACGACGAGGCCAGCGCTCCTGTCCAGAACAACACCGGGTCGCCCCGGTGTGGCACGACGTGGTGAGCGACGCTGGCGGCGGTGGTGCGGCCGTGGCCTAGGCAGCGCTGGCAAAGGGGCTGACGGGCCAACTGCTCAGCCCTGAGCAGCTTCCATCGCCTGAGCCCGTACCAGCCCTGCCAGGGCTGCTCCCGGCGACGCCTGGCGTTGTGCTCCCTGTTCAGTGACCGCTGGTGCGATGACTTAGGCAACTCGCAACCTGAAGCTGAAATGCCACATCTCACAGCCCTGTTGTTTGTATCGGTCCTGCCCCATTGCTGCACCTGCCCTGGTGCCCCATCAGCGATTGCGCCGCGCGATAGATAAGGATGCGGCGAGGGGGCTGGACACCATGAAGAGGCAAGTCATCGCCGCGGCGTTCGTCGCGGTGAGCGCGGGCGGCTGCGGGTCGATCGTGCGAGGGACCGATGAGCCAGTTGCGTTCCTGTCGGATCCGCCGGGCGCTCAGGTTGTGACCACTAAGGGATACGCGTGCCCGCTCACCCCATGCAGCATCAAGGTAGACCGCTCGGACGAGTTCGACGCTACGATCTCGAAGCCTGGCTACGCCTCGCAGATCGTGCAGGTTCGAACGAAGGTTGCAGGTGCAGGCGGCGCTTCGTTCGCCGGGAACGTCCTGGCCGGTGGGGTGATAGGCATGGGCGTTGATGCTGCGACGGGTGCCTCTCTGGATCACACACCGAACCCCGTCAGCGTGACGCTGATCCCTGAAGGGCGGTCAGCTCCTGTATCGCGGGGACGTCGCCGCGTTCAGCCCGAAGGCTAACTAAGTATCGGATCGTGCACCACTGGTGCACGGTTCCGGTCTTGCGCTGCCATTACAGAGAAGCGGTCTGACCCGTCTCCGTCGCGGCACAACATCGACACCCGAAGGTGGAGTACGGCGGCGACAATAGGCTCGAACGGACGGAAGATATTACACCAGTGCCACGTCCGCAATACCCAACTCAACCGGAGAGGGGCGGCCGAAGATGTTGACGGCGACCTTCAGGCGGTCATTCGGCAGGATCGCCTCGACGATCGCGGGGAAGCTCGCGAACGGGCCCACCATCACCAGCACGTTGCTGCCGACCTCGACACCGACCGGCTTGACTATCTCACCCTCGGCCAGTGCGTTGAAGAACCTCTGGAGGGCCTTGGGGTCGAGGCGGGCCACGCGCCGGACCAGTCCGGAAATGTTGCCCTCGTTCTCTGAGTCGATCGCCGAATAGGTCACCGCCTCGGCCACGCCTGGTAGGCCCACGACGGCGTCGAGGTGCTCCTGGTCCTTCACGCCGACGATCAGCGTTTTTACCAACAGCGGCGTGTGCCGCACGACCCTGCGACCACGCCGAACGACGATCTCGCTGGCCCTGGGTCGAAACGCCCGCACCTCGCGCTGCTTGAGGGCATCGTCGAGGCAGCGCCGACCCAGTGGGCCAAGCAGAGGCGCGGTCTTGATCATGTGCCAGCGTAGGGACGGGTCGATGAAGCTCGAAGCCCCGCCACGGACTGGATCGGCGGCTGAAGGACCTGGTTCCGCTCCCATGGACGGCTGAGCGCTAATCGACCCCTGAGCCGCCCGGCGCTCGGCCCGACGCTGACGACGCGCGCGCTCGCGCTGCTTCTTGCCCAGCTTGCTCATGCTTCGACCTGCATCTGCTCGAGGAGGACGTCGTTCCAGTCGGTGCCGACACGGTCCGGCAGCTTCACCGTGACCGTGCGGTTCTTCCGGGCCAGTCGGTTCGCGAGGGCGTAGGCGGCGGCTTGGCCGACGAAGGTCGCGTCCGCATCGCCGAACACGACGATCTCGTCCGCCTCCTCGGGCGGCAGCCACTTCGCCAGCATCGTGGCGTTCACGGCCGCCCAGACCGGGACGCTGAACAAGGAGGCCGCGGCCAGCGCCGTCTCGATGCCCTCGGCGATGCCGAGCGTGCTGCCGGCGTCGAACAGGCGGACCGCGGAGCCGGGCGCGATCGTCCCGGGCATCAGGCGCCGAGGCGCGGCGACATCGGCCTTGCGACCGTCCTGGGTCAGGTAGGTCCGGTGCAGGGTGGTCGGGTAGCCGTCCGGGCTCGTGACCATCGCGATCATCGCCGGGTGGTACGACGGCGTGTCGTCTTGGTAGCGGAGGTGGTCGGTCGTCCGGAGGCAGGTCGGGACCGAAGACAGCCCGACCCGATTCCGAAGATACCGAGCCACGGGATCACCGGTCCGGACCGGCGATGTCGAGCGCCACAGACGATTCAGGCTGTCGCGGCAATCCTCGGAAGAGCGAGCGGCGCCACCGAAGGCCGGGGACACCTCACCGATCATCGGCTCGACGCGGGCCGCCAGCTCCCGGAAGTCGATGCCCGCGACCCTCATCGCCAGATCGGCGCCGTCGCCCGCCCCGCAGTGATTGCAGATCCAGGTGCCGCGGCCTTCCTTGTCGTCGTACCGGAAGCGGGTCTTGCCCCCGCAGATCGGACACGGGCCCTGCTTCGGGGTGAGGTATCGGCTGTCGATGCCCAACATCGGCAGCAGCCCGGTCCAGCGACCGCGGGCCCGTTCACCGAGCGGCGTGCGCATGCGACTTCCCCTTGCCCTTCACCCAAGCGATCTGGCGTGACTTGATCCACGAAAGGATGAACGGGCTGGGCTGGACCAGCGGGGCGGCGTGATACCGATCCGGCCAGGCTCCGGTCAGCTCCCGGAACTTGTTGGCCGCCCATCCGTCCTTGTAGCCGCGGTGCTTGGCGTAGTGCCGGAGCTGACCGAACAGCGATTTCTTCTCGACCACGCTGGCCCGGGACCGGGCGGGCGTCATCTCGACGAGGTCGCCGTCCTCGCACTCGATCTCGGATTGCTTCTCCGGCTTGAATCCGCAGGACGGGCACTTGGCCACCTTCGGCGGGCGCAGGAACTTGCAGGACGGGCATTCCTTCGGCAGGGCTTCCTTGCGCTCCCAAGGATCAGCCTTCGGCCGCTGGCGACCGTCGTCCAAGGAATCGTGGCGGATGTCGGTGACGAAGCCGAGCCGCAGGTGCGTGTCGGAGTGGTCGAGCACCAAGCAGTCGACCTTGCCCGGCGCCGTCCGCAGACCGCGACCGATGATCTGCACGAACAGCATCTCGGACTTGGTCGGGCGGGCCAGGATGATGCACCGGACATCGAGATCCACGCCGGTGGTGAGGCAGCCGACCGAGGCGATCACCTGCAGCTCGCCGGCCGTGAACTGCCGGAACAGCGCCTCCCGCTCGGGGGGCTTGGTGTAGGCGTCGATGTAGCCGCACCGGACCTCGGCGGCCTCGAACTGGGCCTGGATGTGCTTGGCGTGGGCCCGGTCGACCGCGAAGGCGAAGGTCGGGCGGCGCTCGCCGTGCTTGAGCCACGTCTCGACGACATCGGCCACCAGCGCAACCTGGTTCATCGCCTCGCCGAGGTCGCCCTCGTGGTAGTCGCCGGCCACCGTGCGGACGCCCGATAGGTCGGGGTGCGAGGGCGCGTAGACCCGGAACGGCGACAGGTAGCCGGCCTCGATCAACTCAGCCGTCGTGGTGACCTGGATCAGGTCGTCGTAGAATTTCCCGAGCCCCTTGGTCCACGGGGTGGCGGACAGGCCGACGAACGGCACGGAGGCCCAGTCCAGCGCCTTCATCCAGACGCCCAGCATCTCGAACCAGCGGTGGGCCTCGTCGATCACGACGATGTCGAACCGGGGGATGGCCCGGCGCTGCAGCGTCTGGATCGAGGCGACCTGCACTGGCCGTGTCGGATCGGTGTTCGGGTGGTTGCCCTGGATCACACCCACGTCGTGGATCCCTTCGACCCAGAACGAGCGCACGGTCTGGTCGATCAGCGACAGGGCCGGGACCACGAACAACACCCGGTTACCCTTGGCCAGCGCGCCCTTGACGATCGCCGCAGCCACGACGGTCTTGCCGAAGCCGGTGGGCGCCTGGAGCATCGGGCGGCGACGGCCGGTCGAGAGCGACTGCCGGAGCCGTTCGATGATCCGGATCTGGTGGGGGCGGAGGTCCCGGCTCATCGGGCGCCCTCCCAGGCCACGTCGTGCTCGACCCAGGCGTTGCAGTCCTCGCCGTGGGTCAGAGGGGGGCCGAATGCGTCATCCCGGAACGGGTCGAGCGGGCCAGGGGCGGGCGAGGCGTGCCCGTGCAGTGGTTCCTCCTGAAACCTTTTTTCACGGCTAGGTCTATAGTTCTTGGTAGTTCTTGGTAGGTTCTTTCCCCGGCACGTGGTGCCGCTAACCCTACCGTCATATGCCGCTAACCCTACCTTAATATGCCGGTAACTCCCCTCCCCCTTACCGGCATCGTCTGCCGGAATGGCGGGTGCTTCGGGAGCCGGTTTGGCCGCCGTCAGATCGAAATCCCGATCCATAGTCAGGACGATGAGATCGGAGGCTCGGCCGCCCGACCCGTTGCCCCGGTGGGTCCGGACGATCATCCCGGCGGCGGTCAGTTCGGCCAGTATGAGGCGCACGGTTCGGACCGCGAGGCCTGTCTCGGCCGCGATGGTGGATTGGGCCGGCCAGCACTGACCCTGCTTGTTGGCGAAGTCAGCGAGAGCCTTGAGGACCACCCAGCAGGTGGTGCGGACTCGTTGGCGCTTGGCCCATTTGGAGGCTGCGACGCTCATCGGCTGGCCTCCTTGTGCGAGGCGGCCACAAGGTCGTCGGCGGCCCTGTAGGCGTGCTCGGCGGCCACCGGGAAGCCGGAAACCTTGGCGATGGTCCCGGTGCTGTAGCGGAGAAGGCGCTCACCGAACTGGACGACCAGCCGGAAATCGTTCGCCCGGCCGGCGCGTTGCAGGAGGTCGTCGCGGAGTGCCCTCAGGGCCTTGTCGGCGGCAGCGTAGAGCTCGTTGTCGGCATCGAGCCGAGATCTGACTTTGGACATAGGAGATCCGCTCCGGAAACCGCTCTGCGCAGCCGGTGAAAGGATTCGGCGATGGATGGCGTCAGGCGCCGGTCAGGCGCGTCAGATCAGGGTGGTGCGCGGACCTGGGCCCTAGGCCTGGCCTTGGCCTGCAGATGCCCGCGGAACTCGGTCTCAGGCTCGCAGCAGCGCTCGCGCAGGGCTTGGAGGCACTGCATCGTCAGCCGGTAGGCCTGGGAGCGCTTGCGGTTGGCTTCGGCGGCCGTGGCAAGGCCCTGCGCGTCGAGGGCCAGGGCGAGGCCGGCATCGGAGTTCGCCCGGGCCCCGTACCACTCGATCAGCCGTGCGATCGTGGCGGCCGGCGGCAGCTCGTAGGCGAAGCCCTCGGCCGGCGTGGTGTCGTCCCAGTCACGGGGCTGGCGGTTCTCCCCGGTCATCGGGCTGCTCCTTGATCCAAGGGGCGATCGTCACGGCCAGCACCGTCGTGGCCTTCGCCGACCGCACGAGCCGTCGCGCGAGCCAGGTCCGCACCCGGAACGCGAAGGGTCGCGTCGCAGGCGGCGATGAGCGAGAGGGCGGAACGGTACTCGGCACGGGCTAGCTCCTCGGCGCGAACGTCCCGCGCGGCTTGTCTTAGGCGGTCCATTTCCTCGGACCGGATCGAACGGGCCTCGTGATGCCAGATCCCCCGAACCCTGCGGTCCGGCAGACCGGTCGTGCGGGCGACGCGCGAGAGCGCGGCCTTCACGTTCTCGCCCAGCCGCAGCGGGCCGGCGATCAGTTCGACGAGGCTGCGGGCCTCGGATGGCGCGGTGGTCATGCCGGCCTCGGGTGATTTACCCGCGCGCGCGGGTGACTTGCCCAACATCTCGGGTGGCTCCTGTGGTCGATTGGGGTCGACCACGAGAGAGGCATCGGCCGGGAGGACGGGACTGAGGATGGAGGACGAGGAGCCGACCGGCGCGCAGGGTCTTGGCGGACAGAGGCGCGTCGGCAGCGGCGAACGGAAACTGGATTGGCAGATGAAGGACGAAGCGGATGGCGACCCGACCACCCAAGGACGCGACGGACCCCGAAGCCGAGCTGTTCGAGATCCACCTGGAGAGCATCGAGCGAGACTTCGACGAGGACTTGGAGGCCAGCGCCTTCGCGGTCGAGTTCCACTGCGACGGCCCACACGGGCAGGCCTTCGCCACGGTGATCCTGGCGAGCGAGCGTCTGGCGACCCTGGAGATCGTGCCGCGCGCGATGAGCGACCTGCACCTGCTGTTCGCGGCGCTGGCCAAGCAGACCCAGGCGTGGCGGATCGAGGGGAAGTGAGCTGGTCACGACACCGTCTCCGGCGTGCGCACCGTGCGGCTCGGCTTCGTTGGCAGGAGATCCGGCGCGCGAACCGCCCCGGAGGTGATCGCATCGATCCGAGCCGCGACCCGTACCGATGGCCCCCGTACCCGGAACCGGAGCTTGCGCACCATGAAGCTGGAGATCCCGCCGATGCGCTCGGCCATGGCGGCGTCGGATAGCCCTTCCACGCGCATCCAGTCCTTGAGGAGCATGTCAGGCCTTCTCCTTCAGGCGCCGGGTGTGCCGGCCGTGCTGCCGCCCGACCGATTGGCCGAAGTCTTGGCGGTCGTTGTGCAGGAAGTCGTCGGCCTGTTGCCGAACGTCGACCGCGATATCGGTTTGGAGCGGCTCGCGAACCGGCTGGACGGTTTTGGTCGAACCGCTGGCGGGGGCGAAGCCGCCGCGATGCTCCGGGCTGTCGCCGGATCGCTGATGCGGCTGGAGGTATGAACCGAACATCAGGCGTGAGCCTCGACCTCATATTTGGCCGACGCTCGGATAGGTTGATCCCAAAGATCAGGCCGGATTTCCCAGCGCGGAACCGCCCCGCTGCTGGCTCGATCGATCGCCACCGCCACCTCAGCGGTCACAGCAATCTCAAGGAGTAGCATCCGCGAAATCGCGGACTGCGACGACCCGATCGCTTTCGCCATAAGCGCCTGAGATCCGAAATATCGGATGGCCTTGGAGATGACCGGATGCGTGCTGGCCTTACCCATCCCATTCGCATAACCCGTTTGCGCATAACCCGCAAGAGGGTGACCCTTTTTTACCCGCTATCGGGTAATCTCTGCCCATGAGCGACGATTTCGGAGAGGCAGTCCGTGAAGCCCGGGAAAAGAAAGGCTGGAGCCAGGAATTCTTGGCTGCCCGCGTCGGAGCTACGCAATCAACCATTGACCGCATCGAAAGTGGCGCGACCCGTCGCTCACGAGTGCTGCCAGATATTGCTGCTGCCCTCGATCTAGAACTGCCTGGCGTTTCAAAGCCTACAGCTGCCCCGCAGACCGTTAGCAGTCTTAGTCGAGTGACGTATGTTCTCCCGAATGAGCTCCTGGAACGTGTCGCGGAGTATAAGAACGCAGTCGGAATACCTTCGGATGACGAAGCGATCAGAAGGCTAATTGATGATGCGTTGAAACACAGGGATGACTATTTTACAATTATTGAACGTCTTATGAATAAGTTCTACGTTCTAAAATCATTACGAGAAGCTGCTGGATACGTTCTTGCAAATCATCCGCTCGTAAAAAATATCGTTTTTGAAGGTAACGACCTGAAATTTATCCTAAACAACGACTATACCGTCAATGTTAATTCTCGCGGCAGCGCAGTCATTACAGATGATTATAACCAATACATAAAAATACGAAGCTCTAAGACTCCAAACTGGGGTACGCATCTAAACTTTGCGAATATGTATGATCTGGACGACGATATTCCGGAATGAGGCGCGCATACCCGTTTATGGGTTGCGGGTTAATGCACAAACGGGTAACGTGCTTCATCGCCACTCGCGACGGGGCCCCCGATGCTCGCCCACCATCTCATCATCCTCGGCCCCTTCCTGGCTGCCTGCGCCCTCTGGGGCGTCGGGCACCACATCGTCGGGCGGGCCTGAGCGATGTCGGCCGCCGATCACACCCAGGACCTGCCCGCGGTGGTCGAGAGCCGCGTCGGCGACGCGCTGGTCCAGACCTCGGACGCCCGTGAGCTGCACCGCCTGCTGAAGGTCGGCCGCGACTTCACAACTTGGATCAAGGGCCGCATTGCCCAGTACGGGTTCATCGAAGGCGTGGACTTCGTCGTAACCGAGGATTTGAGTTCCCCCGTTTCGGGGAGCGCAAAAGCCCGGCCGCAGACGGTCAGCACGTACCACCTGACCCTCGGCACGGCGAAAGAGATCGCCATGGTCGAGAACAACGCCGAGGGTCGTCGGATCCGGCGGTACTTCATCGAGTGCGAGCGCCGCGCCCTCCAGGCCGCTTCCCAGCCCGCCCCGGATCTCAGCGACCCGCACGCCCTGCGCGCCCTCCTGCTGGCCCATGCCGAGCGTGAGATCGCTCTGGAGGCCCGCGCCGAGAAGGCCGAGGGGACGCTCGCCCTCGCCGCGCCGAAGGCCGCCGCCCTGGACCGGATCGCCGACACGACCGGCCTGATCCTCCCGAGCGACGCCGCGAAGACCCTGGGCCTGCGCCCGAAGGATCTGACCCAGCACATGCTCGGCAATGGCTGGCTCTTTCGCCGGCTCGGATCGGGACGGCTGGCCGGCCGCCAGGACAAGCTCAACGCCCGGCTCCTCGCCGAGCGGTCCGTCGCCGCCGGCGAGCACCGTACCGAGATCCAGGCCTACGTCACACCGCGCGGGCTGACCCGCCTCGCGCAGGAACTCGGCGTGCCGTTCACGCCGCCCCCCGATTTGTTCAGCCCCGCACCCGGGAGCCCGATGACGGCACGCTGAGCAAACCACCGCCCCCGCCGCCCTGTGAACTTGCAGGGACCCAGGACGGCGAGGGCAAGCCCCAACCACCGGAGTTCAGACCAATGGAACAGGCTCGCCCTGATAGCACAGTGCTGCCCGCCGCCCAGATCGAGGCGGGGCAGGACCACGACAGCTCGCACAACGTCGACGCGCGCATCACCCGGTTGCTCACCGCGCGTTCCAGCGCGCCGCTCCCGGCGCCTGGCAGCGAAGAGGCAAAGGCCGCGTTCAAGGCTGCCTGCCACGAGCACACCATCCGTACCCAGTTCGCCAACGAGTACCTCGGGCTGAAGCGCTCACCGCTGGAATGGTGGACGGCCGACAGCCTGGGCAAGGCCTTGGAGACCGGCGAACTGACGCCGGAGGAATGCGCTCGCCTCTACCCCTCGGCGACCGAGCGCGAACTGCGCATGGCCCAAATCGAGCACGAGTTGAACCTTGGCGCTCTGCATGCCTTGGCCTTTGCAGAGAGCTACCCTGTCGCGGTCGACGAGATGACCCCGGATCCGGCCGAAGAGGAACGGGGTGTCGATGCCGAGCCTACAGCGGCCTCAGTAGCTGAACCCTCGTCCGTGTTCGTGGCTATTGCTGATGGCGCCCGATCCGCTGCGAACGACGCCCTGTCCGACGCCCGGGTCTCGCCAGAGCTACGAATAGCCGTCGAAGCGCACCGAGATGCGACCCTCGCCATGCTGTTGGAGCCCGACGAGAGCAACGAGGCATCGAACGCCCGTTGTGGTGTTGTCGAGCAGACCGGCGCCGCCCTACGCGCCGTACCGGCCCGATCCCTTGCCGACGTGCGATGCAAGCTGGCGCTCCTGCTGCCGGAGATCTTGCCGGACGTGAACGGCAGCGACTCGACCGCCTTCTTGGAGAACATCCGCGAGGACGTGGACCGGCTGGCGCGGCAGCCCGTGCCCGCTCCGATCAGCGCCAGCCTCGTCGGCCAGATCGACTTCGCCTCCGGCTCAATTGAGGATCTGCGGGCGCTCCGAGACAGCGCCAACAGCGTGGGCGATGCGGCCTACGCTATGGCCTGGACCGGGCGATGCCACACCGGACCGGCAGGCAAGCAGCACAACGCCGCCGGCAAACTGATGCAGTGGCTCGGCGATGCCCTGGCCGACGTGGCGGACGAAGCTCGCAAAGAGGCGCAGCGGCGCCGGCCGAAGACGCCGAATGAGCGCGAAACCCGCCTGACGATCCTCGCAGGTCCGACCATCGACAACGGCGACCCTGACGAGATCGCGGCTTTGGCCGGCGAGATGCTGGCTCACGCCGCTGCCGAAGCCCGGGGAGCGTGATCATGACCGCGATCACTTCTCCCCAGATGCGGGGCATCAACACCGTCCTGCTCAGCGATGGCCGTGAGGTTCACTTGGACGACATCGCCACGGCTGCCGAGGGTCAAACGATCCTCGACGACCTCGACACGGCGATCGACAAGATCGAGCTGCAGGTCACGGATGCCCGGGATGGGATCAGCCAGAACTGTCCGGACTGGCGCCGCCGCGCCGAGACGGCGCTGAAGCGCAAGCGTCGCCAGCGGCCTCGCCTGCAACAACGGATCAGTGAGCTGCGGCGCTCGGAACGGGCGGCCTCCGTCGGTGCCGCCGCCGAGGCCGTGCCTGGCGATGTCCAGCGCAAGGCCTTCGTCATCGCCGCGGCCGACATGCTCGACCACGAGCTGGTGACGGAGATCTGGGCTCGAGCCCGGGAAATCCGGCCAGCGGCCTTCGTGGAGGGCTCGCGGTCATGATCGCAACCGCCGCGCCCATTCACACCGCCACGGTCAACGGCGTCACGGTCCGCTTCTTCCGCGGGCCGGCCGCCGAGCCGGACATGCCTTGGCATGCCCATGAGGAACTGCTCATGGCCTTGGCCCTGCCGCGGGATCTCCGCCACGTGCTCAAGGCGTCGTTCCTGAGGTGCTGGAAGGAGACCTACCGCACCGTCGAGGTCGACGGTGAGCCGGTGCTGATCGCGCCGCACTTCGTCGCCCAGGGCCTCATCGGCATGGCGCAGGAGGTCGGGAAGGGCATCACGACAACGCCTGATCTCGTCGACCGTGAATATGCCCGCGCCGGGGTCGCAGCGATGAACGCGCTCACGGCTCACATGCCGGCGGCCCAGGATCGTTTCACCTGGGCGATGCAGGCCTTCCGGAATCAGGGAGGCGTGTCGTGACGAGAGCAGCCCACCGTAATCGTGATTGGGACACGACCAGGACCCGCGATCATCTCGGCCGGGTCTGGCGTCACGACAAGCTCGACCGCCTCTTGGAAGACCCGCAGGTTGCAGCGGTCGTCGATGAGTTCGAGGCGGCTATGTACGATGCTTCGGGCCAACCGCAGGTTGGTAGAGGCGAGACGTGGGCTTACGGCCAAGGCAGGTCGGAGAGCGAGTTCGCACTTCTGATCATGCTTTGGTACCGGCGGCTCCCGGCGCGGTACGGGAGGTCGGCATGATCGCCGTCAGTCCGCTTCACGCAGCGATCTCCGCCCACCGCGCCGCCTACGACGCCTACCAGGTCGCGCCAGATGATGAGGCCGAGGCAGCCTGCTGCGCTATGGAGGACGCGCTGGACGCGCTGGTCGTCGGGGCGTGCGCCTTCCCGATCCTGGGCCGGCCGTTGCCCGAGGGAGCCGGCGCACTCCTGGCGCATCTCCGCTGGTGGCTAGCCGAGGAAGCCGTCCACGCCGAGGAATACCAGCCGGATTACGGGATCCTCCTGGGCAGGGCTGCGGACCTAGCGGCGGTGCAAGGATACGCACCAGCTGCGGACCCTTCGGCCGGCTCGGATCCAATCATCGCCGCGATCGTGGCGGCCGACATGGCGACCGCCGCGCACACCGCCTGCCTCGTCCATCTCGACGAGGACGACGACGAACAGGTCGAGCGCTGCAATGCTGCCGCCCAGGAGACCGACCGGACGTTCGAGATAGTGCACAGCATGATGCCGGCGACGCTGAGCGGCCTCCACGCGCTCACCCGGTTCTACGCCCGCGACGCCAAGCTCTATGACCGGTGCAGTGGCGGGAGCGAGTATCTGGCTCACGTCGCACGGGCCCTGATAGCATGTGATTCGGTTGGGCGGTTTTCGTGGGTTCGGCAGTTAGAAGCGCAATCGGAACAGCCTCTTGAGGTAGTGATTCAAGCGGGCGAAATTCAGCCCTGTTCCGGTGTCCCAGGTAAGGCCCAGGTCGAGGCGGCCTGGCGCGCCCTGCCGGCAGAGACCCGTGACCGGATCGGCATCATTGCCACCGATCTCGTGTTCCAGGCCTTCGTGCATGGGGACGCCTACGTGGCGACGGGCAGCCCAAGGGACCGCGCCGTGCCAGGTCGCAGTAAGGCCGCCCAGGCGATCCGAGACGCTGCCGCCGACGCCGAGACCGCTCGCCTCAACGAGCTGCATCGGGTCGTCGAAAGCGCCCTCCCCTGCCTGTTCGGGCCAGCCAGCGAGAACCCGGAATGGGCAGTCGCGATGGGGGCGAAGCGATGACGCCGGTACCCGCTTCGAATATACGCTGGCTTGCGCCCGGCACTGCCGCGGGACGGAATGCGCCACCCAGGCAAGCGGCTGTGGAACGGCCGGATGAAGCGGTCTCAGCCCACGCTCAACGCCAGCACGAGTTGTTGGGCGGTGTAGGCCAGACCGGTCAGGAAACCGCCAACTGCGAACACGTCGGCGATGCCGCGTTCCGGCTCTGGACGGATGCGGGCAACAGCTCGGCTCGGCGCACTCGGCTGGCGAAGCCACACCACATCGTCCGTCTGTCGCATGACCGCCTCCAGCATCTTTGCTGGATCGTATCTATGACCTGTCCGGATCGCCCGAGTTGCGCCAGCGCACATGCGTGCCGCGCGAGAAAGAGCGGCGACATGAGCACGCGCACTTGGATGCGAGCGAACAAAGGCATGCAGCCCGATTCTGCAGGCGTTCGCGTTGCACTTTGTCTGTTTCGTCAATGCTCCAAGAAATATGGTCAACGCTGCAATGAGGAGAGAAACGGAAATCCAAAGCAGAACTTTGGATATGATCTCAATCATCGAGCCGCGGCTCCAAGCGTAGTCGGCGCGCTCATCAACGCCGGATTGCAACTCAGAAGCAATCCGAACGCCCACACCGATCGCAAGCTGTCGAGGTTCAGCGGCAAGCTAGACCGGCTGTCTTTCACTGCGATGTCGGGACTGTTTCATCTGCAATCGCGCCTGTCCAATCTACCCGTTGGCTCCGTGCGCCGCCGAGTGATTGGTGCCGAGTTGAGCCGCAGGATGGAGGCATGATCGCGCGCGGTTCACCGACCCGTTGCAGAACCGTCCAGCGAGGATGGCCCACGCGGCGCGATATGGCTGAGCGGAGCATCGGACCAGTTCTGGCCTGTCTGGGGCATTGCCCACGCCAGAGCTGCGATGGCGGCCAGGCAGAAGCCAACGCACAGCATCGATGCCAAGATCTGGCCGGCCGGCGCAGGCTGGTGCCAGGCGCGCTCCACCAGGACGGAACCAGCGGCCCAAGTCGCGATGATGAGCAGTGGGAGGAGGCCAAACAGCAACGAGTTCATCGGCCAGCCCCTTCAGTGACTGACGAATTGAACGAACGCGCTGATATCAAGGTCTTCGTGCAAGGGCTGCACGAGGTCATCTCTGTCGCTGAGATGTTTGCCCTCTGCAGCCCCTTCGTGCGCGGGCAGGTCTTGCCGCGCCACCACCGTGCTTGCTGTCCCGAGGAATGCGAGCCCCAGGCAAGCAAATCCGAGGACTTTCACGCGGCGGGAGGAATCTCGAACCGTGCGTTCATGAGCCAGCAGCTCGTAGGCTTCGACCCGAGTTGCGGCGGCATAGTTGCTAAGCATGATGCCCTCCGTCCGACCCGCGGAAGTGCGGGCTCAAACGAAGGGCTAAAGGGGCCGACCTACAGGGCGATGTCCTGTGTGTTGCAGGAGAAATCTGGAGCGCCTGAATCAGCAACAGCCGCCATATGCCGCGCGATCGGCTTCGAGCGGCCACCGTCCTCGCGGCCCCCGTTGAAGCATCGCAACGCCGCCGAGCGTGTCTCAGACGCTGATGTCGACTGCACGCTTCTGCGAAGCGGGGAGGTCGCGGCTATTCTCTTGCAGCTGGAGGATCCCGCTGTCCGGCTCGGGGACCGCAACCGTTACGGTATGAAGGCCCGGCCTGTGTTCGATCGCGGCTTCGGCTCTCGCCGTTTGCATCATCTCCGTCGCCCGCACGATGCCGACGTTATTGATCGAGGTGGTGATCGTCATGGTTCGAGCCTCCCCAAAGATGAGCTCAGCACGGAACCGATGACCGTTCGGTTTCGCCGGAGCGATCAACTTTATGGAACGGCGGCGATCTGGTTTTCGCGAGCGGTTCGTGGGGTAAAAGGGCAGATCGATGCGTGAGCGTCACGACGATGCCGCGCGGCTTCTGCCCTCCCCTCGGATCGAGGTGAGCCCACGGCGAGGCCTACGTCGGGAGGAATCGGCCCGGTACGTCGGGGTCAGCGCTTCGAAGTTCGACGAGATGGTTCGCGACGGTCGGATGCCGAAGCCGAAGCGCATCGATGGCTGCGTGGTCTGGGACCTGCGCCGCCTGGACTTGGCATGGGACGCCCTCGGCGGCGATGATGCGGGGACCAACCCTTGGGACTGAACCCTGTGGTCAGCATCGACCTGCCCTTCGTCATCGCCGACACGGACCGGCACGGCAACGTCCGGTACTATTTCCGACGCCGTCCGGAGAAGAAGGTGCGCCTGCGGGGCAAGCCTGGCTCGGCCGAGTTCGAGGCAGCCTATGCGGCCGCGCGCGACCGGCAGCCCGTGCCGGAGTCGGAGCGGCGCGCCCGGCCATCCAAGGGCTCGTTCATCGACGTGTCGCAGCGCTACTACGCGGCCCTCGCTTACACCAAGCTCGATGCCTCGACGCAGGGTTGGCAGAAGCGAGCGCTCGAGGAGATCGCGGCCAGCGACAAGGGCGCGGCCCCGCTCGCGATGATGCAGCCGCGGCACGTCCGGCGCATGCGGGACGCCAAGGCCGAGACGCCAGCCGCCGCCAATACCATGCTTAAGGCGCTTCGAGCGCTGTTCCAGTGGGCGATGGAAGAGGAGATCGTGGACGCGGATCCGACCCGCGACGTGAAGCGGGTCCAGTACGTCACCAAGGGACACCACACCTGGACCCTGGACGAGGTCGATCAATTTGAGCGCCGGCACCCGGTCGGGACGAAGCCGCGCCTGGCCTTCGCGCTGCTGCTCTACACGGCGTGCCGGCGGGAAGATGCGCCGCGCCTGGGCCCGCAGCACATCAGTGGGGGCCGGCTCCGATACGTCCAGGCGAAGAACGAGCACCGCAAGCCGATCTCGATGGACGTGCCGGTGTTCCCTGACCTCGCCGAGGCGATCGCGGCGGCGCCGAGCACGCACCTGACCTTCCTCGTCACCGAGTACGGGAAACCGTTCTCGACGGCGGGCTTCGGCAACCGGTTCCGCGAGTGGTGCGACCAGGCAGGCTTACCGCACTGCTCAGCCCACGGGCTGCGCAAGGCGACGGCGGCGCGGCTGGCCGAGCGGGGCTGCACGCCGCACGAAATCATGGCCGTGACGGGCCACCAGACGCTCGAGGAGGTGGAGCGATATACCCGGGAGGCACAGCGCGCGGGGCTCGCTGACAGCGCCTGGGAGCGCTACGCCAAGGGGCAGCGTGGTCCCACCGCGGAAGCGGGTTCGGGTCCCACTTCAGCTAAGTCGTTGTCAGAGCTTACTGAAAATGCGCCGGTGGCGCTCCCAAGGGGAATCGAACCCCTGTTTTCGCCGTGA